TGGCATACGCAGCAGGAAAAAAAGCTTTAGGTATTTGTGATAGATGTGGATTTACTTATAAGTTAAATGAACTTAGGTATGAAACAGAAAACAAAGTTAGAAATGGTTTAAGAGTTTGTCATACTTGTTATGACCCAGACCAACCACAACTAGATGTAAACCTTATATCAACTATAGACCCACAAACTTTATATGATGCAAGAGTTGATACTGGTGAAGCAGATTCAAGAGAGTTATTTGGTTTTGACCCTGTAACTGGAACTGGATTAATAATGCGTGGTGCAATAGGTAAAGTAACAATAACAACAGGATAATATGACATATTCAGAATTAAAAAGTTTAATACAAGATTATTTGCAAAATACAGAAACAAGTTTTGTTTCTAATATTAATAATGTAATTAAACAAGCAGAAGAAAGAATATTAAAAACAGTAAAGCTTCCTGTATTTAGAAAAAATGTTTCTGGTAATTTAAGTTCTGGTAGTGAATACTTAGCTACCCCAACAGATTTTTTAGATAATTTTTCTTTATCTATTACAAATTCTAGCGAACAATCTTTTTTATTGTTTAAAGATGTAAACTTTATTAGAGAAGCTTATCCTAATGCATCAACAACAGGTATTCCAAAACACTATGCTTTGTTTGATGATTCAACTTTTATAGTTGGACCAACACCTAATGCAGCTTTTACAGTAGAGTTACATTACTTTTATAGACCAGCATCTATAACAGCAGGTGCAGATAGCGGTACGACATGGTTATCTACAAATGCTAGAAATGCTTTACTATATGCTTCTTTAATAGAGGGATATATGTATATGAAAGGAGATATGGATTTAATGAATCAATATGAAAAAAGATACATGGAATCTATATCCAGATTAAAAACTTTAGGTGAAGGAGATAATACTGTGGATACTTATAGAGATGATGTTGTAAGGGTACAAAGAACATAATGTTTAGTGTAGATGTAAAAACAACTATAGGTGATATAGCAGTAAAAACTACTAACAATAAAGGTTTAAGTCCTGAATATTGGACTGAAAGAATAATAGATAGACTTATTAGTATTAGTGATAATGCAGACCCTATGGTTAAAGCACAGGCAGAAGCATTTAAAGATAATATGACACAAGTTGTTTTATTATATATGAAACAAGCTATAGCTAGTGATAGAGCTACTGTAGCAGGGTTATTACAAAAACAAGGTCATAAAGATATGGCTGATATTATAAGGAGACTTTAATGGCAATTTCACAAGCTATGTGTACCTCATTTAAAAAAGAATTATTAGAGGGTGTACACAATTTTAAAAATAGTGGTGGTAGTACTTTTCAACTAGCACTATACACAAGTTCTGCATCTTTAGGTGCAAGTACAACTGCATATACAACTTCTAATGAAGTTAGCGGAACAGGTTATACAGCTAAAGGTGGGGAACTAACAAGAGTTGACCCATCAACTTCAGGCACTACTGCATTAACTGACTTTGCAGATTTAACATTTAGTACTGCAACCATAACTGCTAATGGAGCTTTAATATTTAATGATAGTGCTTCAGGCGACCCAGCAGTTGCTGTTTTAGCTTTTGGTGGAGATAAAACCTCAACAGCAGGTGATTTTACAATTCAATTTCCAACAGCAGATGCATCAAACGCTATTATAAGAATAGCTTAAATAAATGTCCGTAGGTTGGGGGCGTGGTACATGGGGCTCTGATGTATGGGGAGGAATCTCTGTATCCGTATCAGTAACAGGACTTAGTGCAACATCAGCTCTTGGTGATGAAAGTGTAGTAGCTAAAGCTTTAGTATCTGTTACAGGAGTTGCAGGAACTACTGCTCTGGGCAGTGAAACAGTAATAGCAAAAGCTTTAGTTAGTGTAACTGGAGTTAGTGCTACATCAGCACTTGGTAGCGAAACTATTATTGGTGCAGCTAATGTTTCTGTTACAGGAAATGTAGGTACATCAGCTTTAGGTAGTGAAACAGTTGCAGCAAGTGCAAATGTTTCCGTAACTGGACTAGCAGGTACATCAGCACTAGGTAATGCTATAACAGCAGGTGCTGCAGTAACAGGTGTATCTGGTTCTGCTTCAGTAGGAACGCTTGGTGATGAATCCGTTTCTGCAGGAGCTACAGTATCTCCAACAGGTTTATCTGCAACTAGCGGATTAGGAAGCGTAAGTTTAGTTACTAATAATACACTTTCAATAACAGGACTAGAAGGAACAACAAGTTTAGGTTCTGTAACTACAATAGCAAAAGCTATTGCATTACCAACAGGTGTAAGTGCTACAGGAGAAACACAAACAGTAAATGTTTGGAGTTTAATAGACGATAGCCAAACTCCAAATTACAGTAGTATATCTACGACACAAACACCAAATTATAGTAATATAAATACTACCCAAGACCCAGAATGGGAAGAGGTAGCTTAATATAGGAATAAAATATGGCAACATATGTAAATGATTTAAGACTAAAAGAAATAGCAACTGGTGATGAATCAGGAACTTGGGGAACAAGTACTAATACTAATTTAGAATTAATAGCTGAAGCATTTAGCTTTGGCACTGAAGCTATTACTACTAATGCAGACACACATACAACTACAATAGCTGATGGTTCAACAGACCCCGGAAGAAGTATTTATTTAAAATACACAGGTACTTTAGATTCAGCTTGTACTATTACTATTGGACCAAACACAGTATCAAAACTTTGGTTTATAGAAAACGGAACATCAGGTTCACAAAACATAATTATATCGCAAGGTAGTGGTGCTAATGTAACTGTACCAGCAGGAGAAGTGAAAGCTATTTATTCTGATGGAGCTGGTTCTGGTGCAGCTATGGTAGATGCTTTTGCTAATTTAAAAGTATCAGATGCAGCACAAACAAATATTACAAGTTTAGGCACACTAACAACACTTACAGTAGATGATATAACTATTGATGGCTCTACTATTTCTGATGCAGGTGAATTTACAATAGATGCTGGTGGAGATATTGTTCTTGATACTGATGGTGCAGATATAAGATTAAAACACGCTGGTACAGAATGGGGAAGGTTTGTAGATAATAGCAATAATCTTTTAATACTAGCACCTGTAGCAGATAAAGATATTATGTTCAATGGAGTTGATGGTTCTAGTGAAATAACTGCACTTACCCTTGATATGTCAGAAGCAGGTGCAGCTACTTTTAATGGAGTAGTTACAGCAGATGCAGGTATAAAAGTAGATAACATTACTATTGATGGCACAACTGCTTCATTAAGTGGTAGTGCTGATTTAACTATAGATGTTGGTGGCAGAATTGATTTAAGTGCAGATGATAATGGTGAAGTAAGACTTTATGATGGTAGTTCTCTATATGCACAATTTAAAGATGATGATGACAGATTATCAATACAAGGCAAAATAGCAGACAAAGATATGCTGTTTACAGTAATTGATGGAAGTTCTGAAGTTACTGCTTTACGAATTGATGCAGCAGATGCAGGTGATGCATATTTTAATAATAATCTAATAGTAGGTTCTACTGGAAAAATTTATTCTTCAGGAGACACAGACAGTTATCTTCAATTTAACCAAGCAGATACTCTTAGAGCTGTTATTGGAGATAGTACAAGAATGATAATTAATACAACTGAAACTGTATTTAATGATGATAGTGGTAATTTTGATT